GCATCCATCCTCGACCGATTCGCTGCCATTGACGATGATCGCGAGCACTTGGCGCAGATACATGCGAACAAGAACACCTTGTTCACTCGCGCGGACATCGAGCGGCGGCGCAAGTCTGGCAATCCACTGTCGTCCAGCTACCGACTGAATCCCGAGACTCAGTGCGCGTGCCCGAGTTAAGCGAAAGGGACCTCTTCTCTACGGCAATCTAGACTGCCCCTGCCTCGCGCGACCATCTACACCGACCGTCAGATATGGCACGGCAGGGTCGCGCGTCAGTTCATCATGTTCGACCACGGTAATGGCGAGCAGGCCCCGCGTGACGACGGATTTGAGGCCTTCCCACATCGCCAAATAGCCCGACAGTTCCCCAATGTTTCCGATGCGGTCAGTGAGGTGCTCGTACAGCGCTCGGCTCGGAACGATCAGCACGCCAACTTCGATGATCCCGTTGGTCAGAGCAAGCGCCAGCTTGTTCATGCTCCGATGAGATGACGAGATGTTCCCCGTTTCCCATTCGATGGCGATGCGTGTTCCCTGCGCCGCGCTCATCATGAAGTCAAACCCACCGAAATCTGAAGTAATCGGCTCGCGATAGGATTCAAGCGACGGATACAGCAAGATTGGCGGCTGTTGTCGGTCACGCGACAAGTCAACGTTGCCCTCAGATTGCCAACCCTCAACCTCGCACATCGACTGCAGGAAGCGTGTTCGTAGGTAGCCAACCCCGTTGCGTTGCCACTGCTGACCGGGGAGCCTCACCTTCTCGCGAAGCGTCAACGTACCGCTGCCTGCTGGATGGTCAATGCTTCGGATGGCACGGACGTAGCTGTCATGGACCACCTCCCAGTCGGTCGAGGAGATCACGCCACCCCGATCAAAGAGCACCAGCGTGCGAAGCCACCTCATCTCTTCGCTCCTGGAATGCTCTTTGTCAGCGCGGCAACGTCGCAACGGAGCGCCCGGCAAATCTCGCACAGCACGTTGAACGTTAGATTGCGTTCGCCGCGCTCGACACCGCCGATGTAGGAACGGTCAATACCAGCGTAGTCCGCGAGTTCCTCCTGCGTCCATCCGAGCGACTTTCTTTTTTCGCGGATGCGCTCCCCGAGCGTCTTCAGTTCGTTCTCAATCACGAGAGGCATCGTCTTTAAATGATGACGATAAGTCCACGGACTAAGATGCTCATTTCGACATCGCCACCCGCGCTTCCAAGCAGTCAGTCGTCGCGCCGTCTACTGAGATCGCGCCTTTGCCCGTTGCAACATCTCCAGCAGCCGCGACTCGTCACGCGCGTCGACGGTTGCGGCGATGCTCCGCTCACCCGCAGCCAGTTCGACGCGGATGGTGCGGCTCGGCACCGAGGGAGTTGCCATCGAATAGGCCGCCGCAGAAGTCCGCATCGCACTGTTGATGGACGCCATGAGTTGCACACCCAGGTCCGCGCCGGGCAGCGCGCGCGCAAGTCCAGCGAGCGGCTGCACGAGCCCACCGGCGGCAAACCCCTGCACCTGCCCGGCCAGCAACTGGGCGGGCACTTTCAGGCTATTGAGCGCCTCGAAGAACCCCACACCCAATCGCGACACCGCATCCCGGTTGACCACGTACTCGCCCGGCGTGAGCATGGCCGGCACCGTGTCGCTCTTGGAGCGACCACCCTTCGCATAGAACTCTCCCTGGTGCGCCTCCATGTAGGCCATCAGGTCGCGCTCCAAGTCCTTGCCGTAGGTCAGCGGCTGCGCCATGGCCGTGCGCCAGCGGCCCTTTATTTCCTCGATCTGCTGGCTCTCCCGGCTGGTGAGCTTCGGCCGGCTTTGCAAGGCTTCGAGTGCTCTGCGATCCTGCTGGGCCAGGGCATCCCAATATTCGGCCGTCTTGCTCTTGGCGTCGATGCTCAGTCCCGCGCCATAGTTGTACTGAAGCCAGTTCATGTACTCGCGCATGCCCGACAGGCCCAGCACGATCATCTGCTGTACTTCCGTCACCGCCCGGTTGGTTTTGGCTGAGAACCCAGGGGCTGAGAAGCCAGGCGCCAGCGTGCGCACCGTGCCACCGGCCGCGAAGTGCGCAACACCCAGGAGCTTGCCCAGCAACTGCGCCCCGTACTTGCGCACCGCCGCGCGGCGCAACACGAAGGCGCCGGTCTCCAGCGTGCGCGGCACCGTGTCGGCGTCGCCCGACCCGGGCACCTGCCCGTCACGCATGCGTGGAAAGGCGCTGGGCACCGACCCACCCTGCGCCAATTGAAGCACTCCATCGTTGGCGCCAACCTGGCCGCCCACTGCATGCGCCTCCACCCGCTGCACCGTGATCGTGTGCGTGCTGGAGGTGTTGAGCCCATTCAGGCTCGTGACCTGCGCGCGCACCGCCTCGGCGTTGGAGTCCACCCGGTGGGCGCTCTCGGTCTTGATGTGGTCCAGCGCCCGCACCTGGCTGTCCACGTTCGCAATGGCGGCCTGAGCCTTCTCGGTCGCCACACGCAGCTCGATCTCGCCTTTGTCCTTGGCGTAGGCCTGCAAGTCACTGAGCGCCGCACGGGCCTTCGTGGTGTCGGCACCCAGCGTGACGACCTTGCCGTCCTTGAGCTGCTGCTCGTAGTCTTGCAGCGCCTTCTGGGCCTGCTGCAAGTCCGCTTGGATCACCAGAAGCCGCTGCTTCTCGGCGAGGGCCTTGTCCAGCTCTTCCAGGGCCTGCGCGAACCGCCACGTGTCCGCGTCGATGGTGAGCGTGAGGCCCTGCTTGAGCTTGGCCGTCACGTCGTCGAGCTGCGCCTGCGTGTGCGCCAGCACCTGCTCGATCTGCCCGCGCGCCGCGACGGCGTTGGCCGCCGCATCCTTGTGCGCCCGCCCCTCCGCATCCAGCGCCTGATTCAAGAGGCCTTGGGCCTCCTTCATGCGCTGGATCGCCTCGATGCTGCCGTCCTTGCCGTGACTGGCCTCGGCATCGGCCACCTTCATCTTCTGCGTCAGATCGGCCTGAAGCTGAGCCGCCTGTTTCAGATAGTTCTGCGCCTGCTCGGTCTCGCCACGCCGTGCCGCGTCGCGCGCCTGGGCCTCCAACTCCACGACCCGGGTCTGCTCGCCTTCGGCCTGCTTGCGGGCCTCCTGGCCGCGCTTGGCTTCTTGCGTCTGCTGGTTCGCCACCTCGGCAGCGAGGTCCATCGCCTGCTTGGCGAACTGGCGGGCCTGATCGAACTCGCCGCGGTTCAAGGCCTCGCGAGCCTTGGCCTGCAACTCTGACACCTGTCGCTTGCGGTCCTCGGTCGCCTCGAAGTCGCTCATGCCCTGGCGCTGGATCTCGCGGACGCGGTCGGCGGTGGAGAGCGCCAAGCTGCGCTTTTCTTCCTCGATGCGCTTGATCTCCTTGAGGTGCCGGTTGGCTTCCCCGTTGAGCGCATCGATGTGCTGGCGGTACTCCTGCAGCGCCTGATCGAGAGTCGTGCGCTTGGTCGCGAGGATCTCGCTTTCCACGCGCTTGACGTTCGCCGCGCGCTCGGCATCGCTTTGGCCTTGCCGGCGGGCCGCCTCGATGCGCGCCGCGCCTTCCTGGTCGATCAGGCGCAGCGTGTCGCTCGTGGCGCGCTGGCGCAGCACCGCTTGTTGCGCCATGGCGTCCACCAGCAACTGCGTCGACTTGGACAGCACCGATTCCTGCGACTGGCGCGAGGTCTCGAGCGCGGCCAGTTCCTGCTCGTAGCGGCGCCTCACGGCCGCGCTTTGCTGCTGCGCGGCTTGCTCGACCTGGGCGGTGAGGCCCTTGTAGGCCTCGGCCATCTTGGCGGTGGCGTCGTCCACCGTGCCGCGGGCCTTGCTGACTTGCTGCTCGACCTCGCCCAAGCGGATCTTGAGCTTCTCCAGACCCGCATGCACGGCTTCCACGCCACGGCCAGCCGCTTCCTGGGTGCCCAGGCGAACGGCTTCCAGGCGCCTGGCGGTCTCCTCGGCCGCGGCGGCGGCGCTGTTCATCGCGGTCTTGGTCGCCTCGCCACTGCGCCCGGCCTCGTCGGCCATCTCGCTCGTGATGCGCAGGATTTCGTTGAGCCGCTGCGCATGGCGCTCCGCCGCCTTCGCCACCGTGTCCGAGGTGAAGATCGCGGCGAACGCCTCCCATTGAAACCGCAACTGCTCAACGCCGACGAGCAGGGCCTGGACCATGAAGATGCCCGCCTTGCGCACCAGGGCGAAGTGCTCGGACAGCCACGTCCCGATCTCCCAACCGACAAAGAACGCCGCCAGCAGCGCAAAGGCCGCGCGCAGCGCGCCGACGCTGGCGACGACGCCCTGGATGCTCAGGTTCGCTGTGGCCCAGGCCGCGCTGGTGGAAGCAGCCGCCGCCATCGCCGCCGCCTGCACGGTCTGCCAACCGGTCACCAGTGCCGGCAGCAGCCGGTACGCCAGCACGGCCAGCCCCACCTCGGCGAGCACCTTGAACGCGGCGACGACCGCGTCCATGTGCTGCGCCAGCCACGTCATTCCGTCGGCCAGGCGCCGCGTCGCGCCGGTGCTTTCGTCGAAGGTGCCCACCACCTTCATGAAGGCATTGCGCACCTTCTCCATCGACTGATCGAAGGTCTGCGGCAACTGCGCGAACTCAGCCGCGATGCGGTCCTTCTGGCTGAGCCACGCGCGGGTCACCACGTCGGCGGTGAGCCGGCCTTCCTCGGCCATCTTGCGCAGCCGGCCAATGGGCACGTTCAGGCCATCGGCCAGCGCTTGCGCCAGGCGCGGGCTGTTCTCGATGACGCTGTTGAATTCCTCGCCGCGCAGCACACCCGCCGACAGCGCCTGGCCCAGTTGCAGCAGCGCCGCCTCGGATTGCTGGGCACTGGCGCCGGACAGCCGCAGGCCCTGCGAGACCATCTCGGTGAGCTCCAGCGCCTCCTTCTGCTCGCCGCCCAGCATGCGCACGGCTTGCGCCAGCTTGCCGTAGAGGATGGCGGTGCTCTCCACGGGCACGCCCACGCGCTGCGCGATCTCGAACACCGCTTTTTGCGCGGCGGCGAATTCCTGCTGGCCGAGCGTGGCGAGCTTCAACCGCGCGTTGAGCTGGTTCCAGGCGTCGGCGATCTGGATCACCTCGCGCGCCTTGCCCACCGCCCACTGGATGCCCACGAAGGCCAGCAGCTGCCCCTTCGCGCGCTCGATCTGCTCGCCGAAGGCCGACATGCCGGCCTTCACTTCCGCCAAGCCCGCGGCGGCCTTCTGGCCGGCGGTCTTGGCACTCACGGCCAGGTCGTTCAGCGAACGTTCGGCGGACTGGAGGGTGCGTTTGAGGCCGTCGTCGGCCCCATCGAGCGCGACGAGGACCGAGATGCGGTTGGTTGCCAACGGTCAGAACGAAATCAAATGAGAGCCTGGAGCTGCTTTTGCAGCGCGGCGGCCAGGCGCGGCGTGCTCGCCGCCACCAGGCGCTGCACGTCCAAGCGTTTGGCGAGCGCCACCCTCGGCACGAGGACGGCGATGGGGATGTCGGCGCCGCGCTTCAGGCGCTTGATGCCCTGGGCCTTGCGGTGCCGCCGCTTGAAACCCGCCAGCGGCTTGTCGTGCTCGGCAATGTTCTCGGCCATGAGCACGACGTGCCCCTTCGCGTTCTTGACGAAGTAGGCGTTGCCGGCACTCATGAGCTGCCGGACCAGGGCCTTGAAAGCCTTGCGTCCCAGGCGCGCGCCGTACAGCGGGATCAGCAGCTTGCCGGCAATGCTGCCGCCCGATTCGTGGATGCCGACCCAGGGAACACGCGAGCCGACCACGAGCGCCGGCAGCCGGTTCGGGTCGCGGTCGATGACGCGGCCCGAGAAACTGCTCAGGAACGCCTTCTTGACCACCTTCATCTGGCCGGCCACGTGGGTCCGGACGTCCTGGCGCAACTGTTCCCCGTGCCGCTGGAGGGCACGGGCCGCGGCCTGGCGCACCTTGGCGCGGTACTCACCACCCCACCGGCGCAACTGCGCCGTCGCCGCGGCGCTGTCGATGCGAACTGAAATCTTCATCGTTTGGAAGTGCCGATCGAGGCATCGGCCAGCTGCTGCATCGAGCGCTCGACCTGCTGCGCCTCGCCGCGCGTGCCGGTGGCAATCAATGCCAGAAGCCGCGCGTCGCGCTCGGCTTCGTGGCGCATCACCGCCGCGAGGAATCCGCGCAGTTGCGCGAGCGTGTAGCCGAGGATGTCGGGCAGCGCGTGGCCGTGGGCGATCAGGCGCTGGACGGCGTCGAACCAGCCGGCGCCGCCTTCTGCAGCGAGCCGCCGACCTGCTCGCTGAGGTTGCCGAACAGGCCGTTCAGCCGCGGCAGTACCGTGCGGGTAAAAAAATCGGCGTTGATCTCGATGACCTTGGCCGCGAGCACCAGCGCCTCGTCGGCATCGAGCGCGTCGATCCATCCCGGGGGTTTCTTCGTCGCGATGGCGATGGCCGCGAGCAGCGATTCACCGTGCGCGGCGAAGAGGTTGAACCAGTCGATGGTGTCGCCGCGCAGGTGCTGCAACACCGGGCCGATCTCGCGCAGGAAGGCCGGGATCTGTCCGACCTTGAGCGGCGTGAGGATGAGCGTCTCGCCCCCAGCGCGCACCTGCGCGCTGGGAGGGACGAGTTGTTCCAACCCGTCGACCATGATTACGTCCTTGACACTCAGAGCTGCACGATGCGGCCGAACTGCCCCAGCACCGCGTCGAACGGCTTGCTCGAATCGGCGAGCAAGGAGCCATCGAGCTCGAACTTGTTGTAGTCATCGCTGATCAGCGACAACTCCTTCAAGGGGTCGAACGCCACCCGGTACAACTCGACCAGCACCTTGGCATTGGCGTGCGCCGTGTTGATGCCTTCGAGCCGCAGGTAGCGCTCGGGCAGCGGCTGGGTGAAGATGCCCACCGAGTCCACGGCGCCGAAGTTGTAGGCCGCGTGGATTGGTGCCGTGAAGCCGGTCAAGTCCAGGAACTGGATGGAACCGAAGTCGGCGTCCGCCGTGTAGTGCGTGCCGTTGGTGAGGGTCTTGGGCGCGGCCGTAGAGTCGCGCAGCGTGAGCGCGCTCACCTTCGGGTGGGCGAGGACGTAGCGGTCGCCGATCTTCGGTGCGGCCCCTGCGCCGGCACCCAGCGGCTCATCGGTGACGCTGCCGGCGATGTCGCTGACCACTGCGCCGTACAGCGCGAGGGCAAGGTTGGCGGTCGTGAACTCCTCGATGGTGAGGTTCACGGTCGCGCTCTTTTGCTTGACCATGCGGTGGTCCAGCGTGCGCTGGCCGGACTGGCTCTCGTAGTGCTCGAGAACGTCGGTCTTGAGCGCCACCTTCAGCGCCGCGACGTTGCCCGGGGAGCGGATCTCGATCGGACGGCCCAGGGTGTCGCGCGAGCCGAGGTACACGCGACCTTGAAAACTTGAGTAACTCATCGGTCAGTTCAGGAAGCTTTGGGGACGGTGTGAGCCGCGGGAGCAACGGGCACAGCGGCAGGCGCTGTGGCAACCAGCGAAGGCGCGGGTGGGGCGACGGACACGGTTGCAGCAGGCGTCGCCGCGTGAGCGATCGCGTGCGCGCGCAGCCAGTCGGCGACCGGCGGCACCACGTCGATCTCGGCGCCGGCCGGATGTGCGTGGCCGGCGTGGGTGTGGGTCTTGAGCAGGCGCACGCGAACGCGCGCGCCCTGCCCTGGCAGGGAGGAAGTCATCGAAAGGGGGGAGTGAGAAGCGAAGGAAGCCGGCGAGCGCCGGCAGGCACAGGAAGCCGGCTGACGCCGGCAGGGGGAGACCGGCTAACCGGTCCGGGTGATGTCGTGCTGCAGCGTCCGGTACGTGATCTGGTACCGGCCGTGCAGTGCGACCGCGAGCGCGTCCGCGTCCTCGATGTCGAAGTCGACATCCAGTTCGTGGATGCGCAGCGCCAGGCCGCCCAGGTTCGGGTCGCTCATGAGCGCGCGGTGCGCGGCGGCCATCAGCTGGTCGGCGAGGGTTTCTGGGGCTTGGGCAGTGGTCTCGCGGGCGAGCGCGACCAGCCGCAAGGTCAGCTCGCGCGTGACGCGCCCGTTCGCGCGCTCGGTGATGACGTCGCTCTCGGCGAAGACCACCAACGCAGGCGACTGCTCGCGCGTGAGCGCCACCGCGGGCGAGCGGTGCACGCTCGCACCCAGGCCTTCAGCGACCGGGCGCAGCGCATCCAGCGCCGCGAGCACCAGCCGCTCGCGAATCGAGTTGTCGGCCATGCGGGCATCACCATCGCGTCAACCTGGCGCGGCGCTCCGACCCGTCGCTCACGGCACGCACGTCGCGGATCTTGAAGGCCACGCCATCGACCTCGACACGCTCACCGGCCTTCAGGCCCTCGAAGCGCGACGCCGGATACGACATCAGGTACTCGGTGCTCAGCGTCAGGCCGTCCATCAGCGTCTCGTCGGGCGCGGCGAGGCCCACCGGGTGAACATGCGGCGGCCCGCCGCCCGGCGGACGCCAGGTGCAGGTCGGGAGCAGGCGCGCGTTGTCTGCCGCTTCGTAGAGGCGCTCGACGAGATCCCATTCGCCGGTCACAGCTTGAGTTTCATCAGCACGCCGGGGCGGTGGCACATCGGCAGCGGGTTCGACTGCGTGTGCACGTCGGTGCCGCGCTCGAACTTGCGCGGCTCCTGCTTGGCATACAGCTCCTGGCCCAGCGTGTTCACCGTCTCGTTGAAATCGGCCGGCGCGAAGTAGGTGCTGAACGTGTCCACGGTGCCCATCGGAAATGCGTGGGCTTCTCCTGCCGCGATGAACCGGCGCACGTTACCCTCGGGGTCCGAGGCCTGGCCGCGGTACTCCTCGAAGAAGATGTTCGAGAAGCTGAAGCCGCTGCGCATGTCGTTGATCAACACGGCGCCCTGTTGCCAGTTCTCGTAGGCCTTCTCGACCTTGGCGTGCGTGGTGAACGCGGTGAACCACTCCGGCGAACACAGGACGCGGATGCTGGTCATGAACTCGCCCAGCAGGCTGTCCTCGATCGCACGGGACAGCTCGTAGCACTTGGCCTTGATGTTGGTGCTGGGCGTGCCCAGATCGAAGGAGAGTTCCTTGGGCGCGATGTCGAACTCGTCGAAGAGGTTGGCGATCACGCTGCCGTCCGCGTCGAGGATCTCGCCCTTGAGCGCGCCCATGCGCAGGTGCTCCAGCGTGATCGCATGCTTGCTGCGCATCGTGTCCAGGTGCTCGGCCATCACCATGGCCACCGACATCAGCTCGGTCTCGGAGCCGAAGGCACGCAGGCCTTGCACTTCCTCGGGCAGCACGACGTCGTCGTGCGGGATGTGCGGGATCACGAACGAGCGGATCTTGCGTTGGCCGCGATTGCCCACCGTGCCGGGTGAGCCGGGCGGCCGCGTGGGCAGCAGGTTCAGCTTGCCGGCCTTCTCCTCGACGAGGATCTGGCGCGTGCGCACCGACTTGGCCGGGAACAGGCCCAACTGCTGGAGCTTGCCGTAGCGGTTGGGCAGCAGGTTGATCGCGGCCGTCAGCGAGACCATCGCGAAGCCGGGGTGCTGGAACGGGTTCTGCATTGAAGGGGAATGAAAAAACCCACCCGGCGCGAGGCACCGAAGGCGGGGTCATTGGATGAAGAGGGAGGTCGCGATAAAGCTCAGGCGACGTCGCGGATCAGGATCCCGCGGGCATCGAGCTGGGCGACCGCGGTGGCCAGCGCGGCGGCAGAGATGCCGACGGGCCACACCAGCGCGCTGCGCGCGACGATGGCCTCCCGCGTGATGTAGACCGCGTCATCGCGGTCCATGAGCGTGGCGTCCGCGTCGAAGGCCAGCACCCCGACGGCGACCTCCGTGCCATCAGCAGCGATGGGGTCCAACGGATAGAGCTTGCGGTCCTCGGCCTTGCGCCCGAGCACGGTGCCCAATGCCAGGTTGTGGCCAGCGGCGAGGGTGCCCGCTTCGCGCGAGTAGAGGTTCGGCCCCTCGTACTTGAGCAGCTCGCCCAGGGTGCGAGGAGAAACCAGCGCCGGCATCAGGCGGCCCTCGCGATCAGTTGCTTGACGGCCTGCACGACGATGGAGGACGACGCCGCGGTCGCGCTCCGGCTGTCGATGCCGGCGTCGGCCGTGATCGTCGATTGCACTGCCGTGGCGTCGCTGGCTGCGGCGCGTGCTTCGATCAAGGCGCTGCGGGCCTGGGCTTCCGTCTTGCCCGCGGCGATGAACTCGGCAGCGCGTTGCGGGCAGCCGGCGAGCAGGCACATCTCGGCAATCGCCTGTGCATTGGCCTGCAAGGCGCGCGCCGCATCCTGGCGCGCCTCGGCCTGGATGGCGGCGATCTGGTCAGCGTCGAGCGTGGCGGAAGCCGGCGCGGTGGTGGTCTGGGTAGCCTGGGTCATGGGTGCAAACGGGAGGTGGACCGCCGTGCGCGAAGCGATGGCGGCAGTGGAGGAAGAGGTGATGAAGGCGTGCAGTTCGGCGAGCGTCGCGTCCAGCGTCTGCACGCCATCGGCAAGCCCCGCGTCGACAGCCTGCCCGCCGAAGAACAAGGCGGCCTCGGTGTCGCGCACGACCTGTGCGTCGATGCCGCGCATGGCGGCGACGTGGCCAGTGAACACCCCATGGAGGCGGTCCACCTCGGCTTGCAGGCTGGCGTGCGCCTGCGGCGACAGCGCAGCGTGCGGTGAGAAATCGTCCTTGCGGGCGCCGGCCGTGACCGAGGTGTAGCGCAGCCCCTCGGCGGCGTCCTTGGCGGACTGGTCCACGTGCAGCGCGATCACGCCGATGGAGCCCGCGCCGCCGGTCTCGGTCAGGTAGAACCGCTGCGCGCTCGCGCCCAGCGCATAGGCCGCCGAGAACGCGTTGTCGTTGGCGATGGCCCACACAGGCTTGATCGCGCTGGCCGCGCGAATCTGGCGCCCCAGCTCAAAGACGCCGGACGCTTCGCCGCCCCCCGAGTCGATGTCGAGCAGAACAGCCCCGACGTTCGGATCGGCCAGTGCGGCATCCAGTTGCTGCGCGAGTGCCGCGTAGCTCGTGAGCCCCGACAGCGCGTCCAGGCCGAGCGTGCGCTTGACCAGCGTGCCGTAGACGGGGATCACGGCAACGCCGGTGCCGGAGCCGGCGTTCGTGCCCACGCCCGTGCCCACCACGGCAGGCTGCAAGCTCGGCGCGGGCATCGCGAGCTGGGCGGCGGGCGGTGCCGCGTGAAGCCCGAACTTGGGCGCCAGCACCGAGACGATGATGTCCAGCTTGGCCGGCGCAATGAGCAGCGGCGTGCCGAACAGCCGGCACGCCAGGTGAGACAGCATGGGTCACGCCTCTTGAGGTTGGGGAGCCTGGGGCCGTGTGGACACAGCGGCTTGCATGGCCTTCGGCCCGAGGTCTTGCCTCGGGTCCGAGTCGAACTTCAGGCCCAGCGCATCGGCACGTTCGTTGTCGGCCGCGATCTCGCGGTCGATGGCCTCGGCGTCGTAGCCGAAGGTCGCGATGGCCTCCGAGCGGCTCATGAGGCCCGCGCGGATCGCCACCAGCAGCGCGTCGAACTCCTTCTTCGGATCGACCCAGCTCCATGCCGGCGCGATCCACTTGGCCATCTGGTACTCGCGCCAGCGGCGCCGGTAGCCCGGCAGCGCCAGCGCGCCTTCGAGCACCGCCTGATCCATCCACGCCCGGAAAATCGGGCGACACAGCTGATGGACGATCACCGCGTGCTGGATCACCTCGCAGCGGCGGCGGAACTCGAGCAGGCCCGCACGGATCGACGAGTAGTTGACCTGCGTCAGGTCGCCGGTGAGCATCTCGTAGGTGATGCCCATCGCCGCGGCCACCGCCCGGAACTGCTGCCGCATGAACTCGGCGTAGTTCGCGCCGACATCGGCGGGCTGGCTGAAGCGGATGTCCTCGCCGGGCTCCAGGAGCTGCAGCGTGCCGGGCTCGAGGCCCGCGAGCGCCACACCGTTCTCGTCGGGCAGCCCCTCGCCGAGCAGGTTGTCCTCGGGCGACTGGCGGGTGATGAAGCCCGCGAACATCGCCGAGGTCTTCTTGCGCACCAACTCGGCGTCGTCGTACTGGTCCAACTCGTCGAGCTTCACGAGCGCTCGCGCGAGCCAGGGCTCGCCGCGGATCTGCCCGGGGCGCAGCGGGCGGAACAGGTGGACCACTTCCGCGGCCGGCACGCGCATCGTCTGCATGCCGCCCGAGCCGGACATCGGGGCCAGCATCCCGTCGTTGGGGTGGCTGCGGTACAGGTGATAGGCGACCCGGCGCCCCAGCCGGTCGAACTCGATGCCGGCGCGGATCACGTTGCCGTTGTCCAGCTCGCGGTTGAGCGTCATGGGCAGGTGCTCGGCCTCGAGCACCTGGAGCTGCAGGGCGACCGGCAGCCGGTCCTCGGGCCGGCGGTAGCGCAGGCGCACGAGTGCCTCGCCGCCTTCGACCATGCCTCGCGTGGCGAGTGACTGCAGGCCATCGAAGTCGGTCAGGGCGGCGGCATCGCACTCCTCGCCCCACTGGCCCCACAGCGCTTGCACCGCCGCGCGCAGCGCCTCGTCGGTGAGGACGCTTTGCAGCTTGATGCCGGTGCCGATGGCGTTGGAGACAAAGGCCTCGACGCCTGCGGCAGCCCAGCAGTTGCGACGCACCAGGTCGCGGCTCTTGGCGCGCAAGGCCTCCTGCGTGAACGCAAGCGCCGCCACCGCACCCGGGTTGGAGACGCCCCAGGCGAGCGTGCGCCGGCCGGTGCCGGTGCCGTCATAGGTCGGCGTGCGACCGAAGAGCCTGCGGCCCAGGCCCGAAAACCAAGCCACCCCGGATCAGCGCACGATGTGAACGGTCGCGCGGCGAGAGACCGGCGCGCGGCGGCGACGCTGCGGTCCACCTTCACAGCCGTCGACCACAACGTCGGGCCGCTCGCAACGCCCTTGCGCGTGCATGCGGCGCTGGTACTGCGCAGTGCAGTCGGTGCAGAACGCACTCGCCGGCAGGTCCGTCGCGCGGGCGGCTTCGCGCCATGCGTCGAACTGGGCCTCGGCATCGAAGCACCGGGGCCGCAATGACGCCTTGGCCATCAAAACATGGGCCATCAAAAGCCCTTGGAGGTGGTGATGCGGATCTGGCGCGGCGCCCCCGCCCACAGGCCCGTGTCCTGGGCTTGCTGCAGCAGGCCGCGCTTGACCTCGCGGATGGCGGCTTGCAGTTCCTCGACGGAGCGGTACTCGACGGTCTTGTCCATGAAGGTGATCCGTCGCTCTCCTTTGGCGAGTGCTTGTTCCAGGCGTTGGAGGTCGGATTCGCTATAGGCCATGCGGGGAAATCACGTGAGGGCCATCAGCGGTAGACCACGAGGTTCAGCTCGCGGGCTTCGGTGGTGAAGCCATCCGCATCGGTGCAGACGAGCTCCAGGTGGCGCCGGCTCTTCAGCGCCCCATCGACCAAGCGCAGCGGCTGGCCGGACGCGTCCTTGGCCTGCGCGGTCCAGACGAAGTGCTCGTCGGGCAGGGCCACGGCAAAGTGCACGAGGTAGCACCCGCGCGACAGGCGCTGCACACCCGCCACGTGGTGGGCGGCGTGCAGCACCAGACGGCGTTGGTCATGGCCCCGCTCATGGCCATGGACCGCACCGAAGCGCACCCAGGCCTTGGCAAGGCCCGGGTGCTGTGCCGTGACGCGCGCCTTGAGCTCATGGGCGACGGCGACCGTCAAGGCCGCCAATCGATCAGCAAGACTCACGGCGCCGGGCTCAGAGGGCCACCGCGTGGGACGGGTGATCCACAGGCGCCGAATCGGCTGGCGTGTCGCCGGTCGTGGCGGTCAACGCCTGCTCGAACACCGCGACCAGGTCGGCATCGATGTTGCCGACGTCCTCGACGCGCACGCGCTCTTCCAGCGCGGTGAGCAGCGCCTCCAGGCCGGTCTTGTCCGCGGCGAGCGCGTCGGCCAGTTCCTTGAGCGTGTCGAACGCGGCATCGGCGCCGCCCAGCAGCTCGGCCTTGAGGGCACCGAGCAGCGAGACGATCTTGGACGCCGACAGCGTGGTGGCGGTGGCGCCGGTGTTGCTGTCGTCGATCACGGTGCCGGTCGTGCCGCCACCGATTGCGGTGATCTGGCTGCGCAGGTCATTGATGGCGCCGACCAGGCTGCCCTTCTCGGTGGTCGACAGGGCATCCAGCGCGCCGATCTGGCCGTGGAGGGTCTTGAATTCCGCCGCCAGGCGGGTCAGCAGCGATTCGATGCGTGCTTGCAAAGTCATGGGGGTTCTCCGTTGATTGAATGATTGGAGGGATGGAAAAGCCTTCAGCGCGCCATCCATCGACTGCGAATCGACGTGCGGCGGCGCCTCGGCCCGGAAACGCCGAGGCCACCGCTGCGGGTGGCCTCGACGACTTGTTGCGTTGAAAGTGTCATGGGTGGGTCCGAGGGCGGCGCCGCACCCAGCGGCTTCTCGAGTTCAAGCCAATGCCGCTCCTCGAAGCGGTCCAGGCCGCAAGCGGCCGCCGCCGCTCGCGCATAGACGGCGCAGTCAAGCGCCTCATTGCGCTCGCGCGTCTTCTGCCACTCGCGCACAGGAAACCCGTTGCGATCCCGCCGTGTGAGCAGCTGTTCGGCACACAGCTGCTGCAGGTACTCGCCGTCGACCTGCGGGAGGTGAACATAGCCCTGCGGGTAGAGCACCTCACCCGTCGCCGCGTCGATGGTCGCGGCCTGGCGCAGGTTGCTGTACAGCTCCAGCTTCGCGATGCCGACCGTGATCGTCCAGACCTTGACGCCTCGGCGCAGCTTGCGGCCGTTGACCGTCACGTCCACCGCGGTGGGCGAACCGATCAGCGCGGCGCCCTTGGGCACGCCGCGGACAGCCATCACGCGGCTGTCGCGGCAGGCGCGCACGAAGGCATACACCTCCTGGGTCGCGAAGCCCGAGTCCACGGCCAGCCTTTGAAGCGGCAACTGGGCGCCGCTCGCGTGGGTCCAGGTTTCATTGAGCATCGCGCCGAGCTGCTGCCACACCGCGCCACGGGCGGTGTCGCCCATCAGCACGCGGTGCTCGATGAGCCACGACGTCTTGCCGCGGCCATAGGCCCAGATCGACACCTCGATGCGGTCCTTCTGCACGTCGGCACCGGCCACCAGCAGCAAGCCGCCCCAAGGGACGCTGCCGATGCGGTAGCTCTCACGGCGTTCGAGCAGGCGCTGCCAGTCGGGCGACTCGCCCTCTTCGACCCAGGTTTCGCCGAGCTCGGTGTTCTTGAAGGTCTTGATCGCCGCGGTGGATTTACTTTCCTTGGCGGTCGCGCTCTCCCAGGCCGCAGCAATGTCGCGCCAGGAGCGCCAGCCCACCGGGCTGTACAGGCTCGACAGATGAAAACCTGCGGTCTTGGCCGGTCCCTGCGCTGTCGCCCGCCACTGGCCCTGCTCCAGCATCGCGGTCTTGTGGTGCTCCTCGATCGCGTCGTCGCAATCCTCGCAGACGTAGGCGGCCGACTCGGGCCGGCTGCGCTCCCAGCGCAGTTGCTCGAAGCGCAGCCACTGCATGTGGCCGCAATGCGGGCAGGGCAGGAAGAACCGGCGCTGGTCGCTCGCGAGGTACTCGCGCTCGATGGCGGAGGCGCCCGCGATGGTGGGCGTGCTGACGATGAAGATCTTGCGGCGCGCGAAGGTGCGCGTGCGGGCTTCCGCCAGCGAGATCGCGTCGCCCTCACCTTCGACGTCTAAGGGGTAGCCGTCCACTTCGTCCAGGAACAGGTAGCGCACGGGCATGCTGCGCAGGCCCACCGCGCTGTTGGCGCCGGTCATCACCAGCACGCCGCCGCGGAACTCCTTGCTCAGCACCGTGTTGCCGGAGTCGCGGCTGCGCGCGGGCGCGATCAGCTCGCGCAGCACCGGCGACTCGTCGATCAGCGGGTCGATGCGCTGCTTGGAGTTGCGCTTGGCCATCTCCACGGTGGGCCAGACCGCCATCACGGGGCCCGGCGCGTGGTGGGCGATGTAGCCCAGCCAGTTGGAGCCGGTTTCCGTGGCGCCGACCTGCGCGCCTTTCATGAAGACCACGCGCTCGATCGCCGACATCGGCGACAGGCAGTCCATGATCTCGCGCAGGTAGGGCGTGCGGCTTGTACGCCAGCGGCCGGGCTCCGCCGAGGCCTTGCTGGACAGCACGCGGTGCTCGTCGGACCACTGCGAGACGCTCAGCAGGGGATCGGGCGCGAGGCCATGCGCCCAGGCGCGCATCAGCTCGTGCGCGCCGTCGTAGGTGAACTCCATCAGTCGACGCGGGGCTGGATCTCGGCCAGTTCCTGCAGGTGCTCGCGCACTGCCGCTTCGAGCACGACGTGCATCAGGTGCGGATCGACGGCCAGCCGCGCGGCCAGCTGCGAGGACACGCGCGCCGGCCAGTTCAGCCACGCATCGCGTTCGGCACGCGCCAGCTTGAACACGTGGGCGATGGCCTGCGACCGCTCCACGAGCTCGCCCTTCAGCCGTGCCAGGCGGACCTTGTTGGTCTGGGCCTTGACCACTTCGTTGACGGTCCTGGCTTGCAGCAAAGAGGTGCCGCCTGTGGGCGGTCCTTGCGCGCTCGAACCGTCCTCGGCCTCACGCACCCTGGCGGCTGCGGCGCGCGTTCCTGCCTTCGGCGCTTCGCTGTTCCTCGCCCACTCGGCATCCGCGCGCAGCGGGTCGATGGTGCCGTCGGCTTCAGGGGTGACGCGGCCCGTGCGGATCGCCTTGTGCACGGCGGTGTCGCTGACACCGCGGTGGCGCGCGTAGGCGCGGATCGAAAGGCCCATCAAACAACCAGCATTCAGAACCCGCAGGAACACGTCCGCGAGAGGCGCGGCAGCCCGCGCCTTGGGATATCAGGATCAGCCGCTCAGGGCAGGCGGTAGCGCAGCACACCATCGACTTGCATGGTGGGAATGCGCACGAGGTTGCACCCCAGACAAATCCGCGCGAGTTCGCGCCTGACCGATGTCTCGATCCAGCCGGTGGCCTTGCACAGTTCATCCAACGAGGCACCGCCTTCACGGCGCAGCAGGCAAGCCATTGCCCGGCGTTTGACATGGCGCTTGACCTGCGGCGTCGGCTGATACATCGGTGCGAGGACCGCTCCCATCTCGAAGGCGGCGCGCAGCGCGGCCTCCACGGACCAGACCGCCAGATCATGAAAGTCCAGGCTGTCGCGATTGCGACGCTCCAGCGTCTGGATGCCCAGCTCATCGCAGGCGATCTGCGCGAAGAGTTCCTTGAGGGCTTGCTCGGTCATTTGGGTGGTTCCCCGTCGTTGTTGCGATGACCGCATGAACGCTCTGTTCGCCGAACACATCAACGAATGAATCAACTCGAATCACATGAGCCAAGGCTCGGCGTTGAGCAGTCGCCACGCTCCCGCGGCGCACTGCGGCACTTGGCCGTTGCCCAGGCAGCGCAGTCGGTCCACCCGATGGGCCAACCCATCAACCACTCGACCCACTGCGGGTTCAAGCTCCCACCAATCTGCTCGCTCAAGGGCCGCGAGTTCTTCGCGTGGGTGGCCTTGGACGCCTTGCCGCTGCGCCAATCGCGCGCCGTAGGGGTCGCGAAGCGCCGGCTGTTCATCACCGCAGTCGCCAAGCCATCGCCGCTCTTTGCGCTTGCGCCCTTTCGGTTGTGATTGCCGCAGACTGTCGGCGTGGGCCACTGGGTGCGCGCCGACACCGCTTCGATCAAGGTGCCACCCTCGCGGCTCTTTCGTGGAGTCACTCGGCCGCCATGGGTGCCCGGCAATGCCGTGGGCGTGGGCCACGAGCCACAGGCGATCGCGCTGATGCGGTGCGCCGACATTGGCAGCTCCCAGCACTGTCCACCGGCAGTCATACCCGAGCGCGGTAAGGTCGGAGAGGACTCGCACGAGTCCCCGAGTAACGAGGGCTGGGCTGTTCTCCACGAACACGTAGCGAGGTCGAACCTCGCCCACGATGCGCGCCATGTGGCACCACAGGCCGGAGCGTTCGCCATCAATGCCTGCGCCCTTGCCGGCGACCGAGATGTCCTGGCAGGGAAACCCGCCAGATACGACGTCAACAACGCCTCGCCATCGGCCTGCGTCAAAGGTGCGCACGTCATCCCATACCGGGAAAGGCGGAAGAAGGCCGTCGAGCTGGCGGGCCACCAATACGCCTGCGGCATAGGCATCGCATTCGACGGCGCAGACGACGCGCCAGCCGAGCAGTTCGCCGGCCAGGATGCCGCCTCCAGCGCCCGCAAAGAGCGCGAGTTCGCGCAGGCCATCACGAGGGTTGCGCTGAAAAGCCAAGTCATTCATTGAAGGGGATGCAGGGTGAAGTGGCGATCGCCGCCTGCCACGCTGCATCAACTGGAATCAATTCATGAGTTGATGCGCGGCGCGAACAGAGCGTTCATGCGGGTGTCGCCAACAACGACAAACAACCCGAACAAATCAACTGGAAGGACCCGCTGACATGAGCAAGACCCAGAACCCCACCGGCCTGAGCGCCACCCAACGCGAAGTCCTCGCGCACGCCATCGACAACACCGAGGGCAAGATCGAATGGTTTCCGGCAACGGTCAAAGGCGGCGCCCGCTCGAAGATCCTCGAATCGCTCAAAAGCCGAGGCCTGGCGAGCCCACGCGGCCAGACTTGGCGCGTGACCAAGGGCGCCCACGCGGCGCTGGGCCGCGTGACTGCCGAAGGGGCCGAGGTGCCGACTCCGACGCCTCGCGAGAACAGCAAGCAGGCCACCGTGATCGCGATGTTGAAGCGTCCGGAGGGCGCCACGATCAAGCAGATCATGAAGGCCATGGGCTGGCAGTCGCACACGGTGCGCGGAATGATCTCCGGGGCGCTGCGCAAGAAGCTGAAGCTCAACGTCCAGTGCGACAAGCCCGAGGACGGCGGCGACAACGTCTACCGCATCGCCTGAGAAGCCGGCCCGCCATGCGATTGATCGACTTGCTGATCGACCTGCACGACAACGGGCCGCGGCTGCGCACCGTCGGGGAAGAACTGATGCTGCAGCGGCTGGAGCGCGACATGGCGCAAGCCGCGAGCGACGCCGAGCGTTGGTCGATCCTTCAGCGCGAAGGCATCGACGAACTCGGCGACCGCGATCTTGGCACCGACGTGCTGGCACGAATCGAAAGTCTCAGACGCGCCGCGCTGAACTGAGCCGCCTGCCCCTTGAATCATCCGGCATCAACTCCACCGTTGATGCCTTGAACAAAACGAGCGTTCATGGCGTCGTCGCAAACGGCGACACCCACTTCAACACATCTAATGAGCACACCGGACATCAAGCGCTTTCCCGTCGAACTCGGCGTTCACAACACCCTCCAGGTCGTGTTCCGGCTGGACCGACAACTGCCGTTCTCCCGCAAGCCGGCGAACTTGCAGCAGGTGGAGGACGACCTGTACTCGACGCCTTGCACCGTCTACGTCGAGCGCGACGTGGTGCTCACCGCCGAGGAGTTCGACACCTTTGCGGCCGACTTCTACCAACACCAGCCCTGGCTTGAAGACCGGGGCGGCAGTTGGACCGACGGCATGCTGTGCGTGCAGGTCAGCGCGCCCGAGCGCCCCGTCCTCTTCGTCAACGGCGCAGGCTACGGCTACGCGCGCTACGTCGCCCGCCTGGGCTGACCGTGCGCTTCAGGGGCTGCGACACCGCTGCCCTTGAATCATCTTGGATCGACTTCATCCTTGATGCGTTCGCCGAACAGAGCGTTCATGGCCTTGTCGCAAACGGCGACGCCAAAACAACTCAGACATGACAAAGACCAACGCCCCCACCTACACCCGCAGACCCGTGATCCTGATGCGCGATGGCACAAGCGAGCATCTCGACCGCATCGAGCCTCCGCTGGAATTCCTTCGCTATCCCTGCATCGCCGAAGACTATGAACGCCCCGGGTTGCTGGCCACCGCGTACATCACCAAGACGGTCGAGGTCAGTGAAGCGCAGTTCGATAGGCTGCTGGAGGATGCCGACCGTTCGGCCCATGACTACCTCGACGGTGAAGGCGGTCACTTTGGGCAAGGCCCCTTGGCCGACAGCTTGCTTTGCGTCGAGCTGAAGACACCGAGCGGGCAGACCCTGCTGGTCAATCCCGAACAGGGCGGCGCCTTCTGGTACGTCGCCGAGTTGGGATAGCGCCAACAACATCAAGCCGCCAACCGGACCCGGGGCCGCCGGAATCAACCTGCATCAACTTGACCGTTGATGCGCGGCCCAAACAGAGCGTTCATGACGGCATCGCGCCACGCGGAGCGACATCAGCCACAGGAGCCACACCCACATGACCGAGACGAACGACCTGCCCCGAAGCCAGAACCAAGGCTGGGGCTTCTACGGAACGATGCAAGACCACGCCCAGGCGGCTTGGCCGCTGGCGATGCTCGCCATCCGCGACGCGACTGGCGAGTCCCTGGATGACGTTCGCGCCTTTCTCGACAGCACCCACGGCCGCCACTTTGCCGACGACGTGCACAACAGCCTCAGCCTGGGCGTCGAGTTGCCGAAGGCCATCGATGCAGCGGTCGCCCGTTGGATGCGCTGGACCGTCGGCCTGGCCGCGGCCAAGCGCCACGACATCCCGCGCGGTTTGCCCTACCTCAGCGCGATGGTGATCCACGAAGGCATGGCCGCAACCATGCCCGACTGATCGATCACGAAGCGGCCCCCTCCAGTTGGTGGGCCGCTTCGTCGAAGGACACGCCATCGGCCTCGCGCGCCGCCTGCTTGCCCGTCCAATCTTGCCAGCGGCGGATGATCACATCGCTGTACTTCGGGTCCAGCTCGATCAGGCGGGCCACGCGTGCCGTCTTCTCCGCCGCGATCAGTGTCGTGCCGGAGCCGCCGAAACCGTCCAGGACGATCTGCCCCGGCACACTTGAATTTCGGATTGCCCGCTCGACAAGTTCCACGGGTTTCATCGTGGGGTGCAGATCGTTGCGAGCGCGCCGCTTGATCTGCCATACGTCGCTCTGGTCGCGGTCGCCGCACCAGTGGCGCCTGGCCCCTTGCGGCCAGCCGTACAGGATGGGTTCGTACTGGCGCTGGTAGTCCGCAGTTCCCAGCGCGAAGCGGTCCTTGGCCCAGATGATGAAGGTCGAGAAGTGCCCGCCCGCCGCCCTGAACGCCGCCTGGAGCGTGTCCAGTTCCGAGCTGGACATCGCCACGTACATGGCGCCGCGGCAGTTCACCACCAGTTGCGTCAGTGCACTCGTCAGAAACCTGCCGAATCCGGCTCCCAGCGCATCGTTCATGATGGACTCGGCCTTCTTGCCCTTGCCGACATAGGCGACGTTGTAGGGAGGATCCAGAAACGCCATGTCCGCCCGAGTTCCACCCAGCAGTTGCGAATAGGCTTCCGCCGTCGTCGCGTCGCCGCAGACCAGCCGGTGCGGGCCGAGCAGCCACGCATCGCCCAGCCGAGATATCGGAACTGGCTGCGGCTCGGGAACCTCATCGTCATCCACCTGGCCTTCGCCGTCGGGCTCTTCGACGTCGAGCAAATCGGCCAGTTCATCAGCATCGAATCCCGTCAGCGAGAGGTCGTAGTCGTCCTCCTGCAACTGCGCAAGCTCCAGCCGCAGCAACTCCTCATCCCACTCGGCCCAGGTCGCCGACCGGTTCGCGAGCAGGCGAAACGCCCGGATCTGGGCTTCGCTGAGTTCGTCTGCAAGCACCACCGGCACTTCCGACATGCCGAGCTTGAGCGCTGCCTTCAGGCGCAGATGCCCATCCACCACCTCGCCGGTACTGCGTGCAACGATTGGAATTCGGAAGCCGAATTCCGCGATCACCGCTGCCATCTGGGCGACCGCGTGGTCGTTCTTGCGCGGGTTCTTGGCGTAGGGGTTGAGCCTGGCAATGGGCCAGTGTTCCAGTTTCAAAGGATTCGCGTGACCTGACAAAGTGGGGAGGCGCAAAGAGATGCGGCCCGCCCCGGCAAATCGGGAACGGGCCGCGAGTGCCGCGTGTTGCGACACGGGAGAGATCGCCTATGGCGAGTTCACAATGTGGCTACCGACGAGACCCGTGCGCCGGAGCTGCATTGCCAGCATCGCATCGCGGAGTTGTCCAGACTCCTCGGCATCAGTTCCTGATTCCACAGGTCCGATGGGCCAACGATCTCTACCTAACGGCGACGCTGCCTGCGTCGCCCGAGTGTCAGTGACACGTTGTCTCGGTGTGGCACTCACCACGATGCCAACCGTATACATCGGAGGTGTCGGGCTCGCACGTGGTGACCTTGGTGCACTCTTGCTGCCGGTAAGTCGGAGCCTGCGAGGCGTTGGCTGATGAGTCTTCACTCGACCGTCCATCGCTGCTGCCGCTGAGTGCCCCCATGATGCCCATCATGACGATCGCCCCCATCAGCTGCCGCGACTGCGGATTGAGCCCGGAGTTGGAACAGTCGGTCATTCCAGACGTCGTGTCGTTGTAGCAGACGGCGGCCACTGTCAACGCATCGTTGTCCTTCTTGAGCGCCGCTGAAAAAGGAATCTCGGCCATCCCGCCGCCGCGAGTGAATTTGAATGTTCCGCGCAAGAGATAGGCGCCGCGATCGAACCGTTGCTCGGTCGCACGCGCACTTTGGTCCACATATCTGTCCATGAACCAGGAACGCGCCCACGCATTGAATACGGAATTGATCAACGTGTTCGCCGTGGACAAGTCAACGGGTGGAGAAGCTGGCGAGCCCAAGGCGACGAGACGTCGAATCGCAGCGGCGTCAGCTGCAGAGATCCTCCCCTGCGTGACGACAGCGTTGGCTGCCTTTTCATCTCCTGCGCAATAGCTCGCAAGAAACTTCTCGTGATGACGAGTGTAGTCACGGCCCGGAAAATTCCCTTGCTGGGCCAGCTCGCTCATTCGTTTCTCGTACTGCGGCGTCCCGTATTTCAGATCACCACATGACAAGGCAGCCCATGCAGGCGTGCCAACGCACAAGAGCGATACCAGTACTGCAGTCAAGCTTTTCATAAGCCCCTCCCGTCTGACCTTGATGGCTCACGTTTAGCGACCCAAGCATCGTCGGGCCTGCCCTCATCAGCGAATCCAGTCTACTCACCAAGCGTGTCGTTTGCAAAGCGATGAATTTTGAAATCGCCTCGAGGCCATCATTGCAAAACCTTCGGACGTGGATTTCGCATGTTCGTGCGGTCACGATGAGGGCTACACGAGGAAGCGGATCTGCAAGCGGTGCAACCCAGTGCAAACCTTGGTTTGCAGTCTGACGCTGAACGGGTGGCGGGGCTTCGCCCCCCGCATGGGTCGCTTGCCGGGAAGGACCCGTCACATCTGTCACCGCAGTCGGTGATGGCCCGAGAGATCGGGGGGGGCGTCCCGACCCTCTGTCCCGGTGGTCACTGCGATGCGTCGCACCTTCAGCAACCATAGCCGCAACTGTAGGCCAAAACGCCCCAAGGTGTTGCACGCCCAAAAACCTCAAACGACCGCAGACGACCGCACACGGCAACGAACGACCGCACAAAACCGCACAAAGCCGCAGGAGGAAGGAAGCCTTTCAGTCGACCGGCTCTCGATGTTCGTTGAGCTTGTTGGCGACCACCTGCAAGGCCACTTGCCAGCGCCTCCAGGCCGTCACGCGGTCGCAACCAAAGCGGCGTCCGATGCGGTTCCACTCGTGCCGCTTGGCGCGCATCCAGATGAGGTGCCGCTGCTCGACTTCGAGCCACTGCACCCATCGCATGGTGGCCAGCATGCGGTCGATGGCCTTGGGGCTGGGCGGCATGCGGATGGGCTTGTCGTCGTCCACCGCATAGGCCTCCCACTCCTCGCGCAGTGTGGCCGGCCAGATGCTCGTGTAGCCCTGCACCCGAACAGGCGGCAGCTTGCGAGCGGTGTCCATGGCATCCGCGAAGCGCATTGCGACCGCTTCGATGGTCCAGGTTTCAGCCACGCTCGCCTCCGGGTCCGAACAGGCGTTCGCCGAGCCTTCTCACGAGCTCTCGCTCGACGAAGTCCAGGCGTTCGTCGTCCTCGCTGACGACGAGGATGCGGTGCTCTCTCCAGCCGTCGCGCTTGACGGCATCGACGTCCATGGTCTCAGCCTGCAAGCGGGCCAGGGCGCAGTGATAGCGGGGCTTGGGCACCTTCATTGACCACTCCCCTGCTCGATAGGCCGCAGGCCCGTGATGTTCGTTGTCATGTTCATCCGTGTTCTTCCAACTCGGGCGAACCGGTGACGCGAGGCGACTGGATTCACGAGTTTTTTTCACGCCTGCGCGCAGGCATAACAAATCACTCATGAACAGGTTCACCTGACGTCACCAGCGCGCGTTCAGTCGATGTCTGAGTAGTGGTGGCCACTGTTCTTTTGGCGCAGGCTCAAGCCTCGAAACGCGCGTGTGCCTCCGTGCAGCCGCGTGGTGGCAAAGCCCTTCGAGATCAACACCTCGGCAAAGCGCTTGATCGTTCCCGGGTACTCGCCGCGCCCTTCGCACCAGTCGCGGAAGTCGGCGTAGAGCACCGCGGTGGCCACCCGCGCCTCGGACATGCGCTGGGCGCGTTCGTCCATCCACTGCCCGTGCAGGTCTTCGGCCTCGAAGTACTCCTCGGTGGCCGCCTGTACCGATTCCGGCGGGCTCAGCCCCTGCTTCTGCCACGCGAGGCAGCCTTCCAGAGCCCAGGCCAGGATGCCGTCACGCTCGCGCAGCAGCTTCTCCGTCAACTTGCCGTCGCGGCGCTCGGCGGGGATGGTCACCGTGAACGGAATCAGGTGCATCCGGCGCTTCATCGCCTCATCGACGTTGCGGATCGACGGCTTGTGATTTCCGGCGATGACGAGCTTGAACTGCGGGGTGTAGTCGAAGAAGTCCTGCCGCATGAAGCGCGCCGCGACCTTGTCCCCACCTGTCAATGCCTTGATCTTCGACTCGTTCCACCGTCGCCCTTGCTCGGTCTCGATGCTCGACACCAGGCGTGCGCCACGCAGGCCCGCCAGTTCGGTGGGATGACGGTCGCCTCGTGCTTCCATGAAGGTGTCCATGGGCGCGTTGGCGGCGTAGTCGCCGACGATGCTCGCCAAGGTGTTGATGAACACCGACTTGCCGTTCGCGCCCGTGCCATAGAGGAAGAACAGCGCATGCTCGGTCGTGACGCCGGTGAGGCAATAGCCGGCCATGCGCTGCAGGTAGGCCATCAACTCGGCATCGTCGCCCGTCACGTCGCGAAGGAACGCGATCCACGTCGGACAAGGTCCGTGTGCACTGGCCGTGGAAATCTTCGTCATGCCGTCGCCTCGCCGGTGCTCGCGAACCCGACCGGTACGCAGGTTGATCACGCCTTGGGGCGTGTTCAACAACCAAGGATCGATGTCCCACTGCTCGGTGGTCGACGCATGCTGGGGGTCGCTGCGTGCCATGCGTTCCACCGCCGCAGTGGTGGATGCACTGGCAAGACGCGAGCGCAGGCGCGGGGTGTCGGCGAGCGTGGAGGCGCTGCGGCAGATGCCTCGGGCAAGATACAGCACGTGCAACACCTGGTCGGCGTTCCAGCGTTTGCCGTCCCAGGCGAACCAGCGACCCCACGCGGCGCAGTAGCGCCAGTCGTCGCCGTGGCGGTTCGTGAAGGCCGTGGCCAGGCCGTCCTCGGTCTGCCAGTCGACACCGGCCAGCACCTCCTCGGGCGGCAACGTGTCGGCCGCGGGTTCCAACGGGATGCGAGGACCGGCATGGAGGAAGCCGTGCACGTCGAAGCGCACCTCGTTGATGGCCTCCTGCGCGGTCACATCGGCCATCGCGTCGGCGACGTCCCAGCCCTGCGGCTTGTCTTCGGGCGGCAGCAGGATCTCGACGCTCGCGGCGCCTGCAGCAAGCGCTGCCTGACCCGTGGCCTCGGCGTAGTCCCACCCGGCCTTGTCCTTGTCGGGCCAGATGAGCAGGCGCTTGCCTCTGAGCGCAGACCAATCGGTCTTCGAGGCCGGGCCATTCGCGCCTTGCATCGCGGTCGTGGCGCAGATGCCCATCTCGATCAGCACCTGGGCGCACTTCTCGCCTTCGACCAGGACGACCAGGTCGGCAGCCCGCAGGCCTGGGAGGTTGTAGAGCGGACGAGGATCGGGGGGCGCCCACTTGCGGCGCTTGACGTCCCACGGCCGGAACTCCTTTTTGCCGCCGGGCGGGTCATAACGGTAGACGACAGCGATCAGCTTGCCGTCGACGTCCAGGTAGTCCCAACGGGCCGTGGCCGGGCCGAGATCGTCGATGGCGGGATCTCGCTTCTTCTTGGCTGACGCTTGCGCCACTGCCGGCGCGCGACCGAGCAACTGGACGGCCTGCCCGATCACTTCGGCAAACTGCCGGCGCACGTCGAGGTCGAAGTGACGTGCGATCACGTCGAACACGTCTCCGCCCTCCTTGCTGGCCCGGTCGCGCCAAAGTCCCGCCTTGGCACCGTCGAGCACCACCTCCAGGCTGTCGCCAGGCGTGCCGGCCACGTCACCGATGAAGAACTTGCCGTGGCGAACCCGTCCAGCTGGAAAGAGCGCGTTCAGCACGCCCTCCAGGTTGGCGAGCAGCGCCTGTCGAATGGTCTGTCGTTCAGCGTCCAGGTCGCGTTCGGACACCGGGTCCTGCGCCGGCGCGTCGTTGAAGTCAAGCAGCATGCGCCGCCTCCGTGCCCTGCCCCTTCTGGCCGTGCTGCTGCATCCACGCCTGAAGCTCGTCGAGTCGGTAGCGGATGAAGCGGTTGAACTGGTAATGCGGGATCTGGTGCCTGCGGCGAGAACTCGGCTCGCTGAGCAGGTAGATGGGCAATCGCAGGTGGGCCGCCGCGTCGACCGCGTTGTAGAAGCGCACCTTCATCTCGGCGCTCAGCTGCTCGGAGGTCATCGGTTGGGGGTTGGTTCGTGTGAGGATTCGTGTGTTGTTCATGGCAAGTTCCAGCACCGGTCCTGCCAGGCGCACAGGCGGCACTCGAAGTGGGTGGGGTCGTGGAAGGCGCGAGGCAGCAACTCGCCGGCGGCGGTGGCTTCGATCACGCGCACGGCGCGGTCGGACAGGCGTTGCGCCAGCGGGGCGTTGAACGGCACCGCCTCGGCGTAGATCTCCATCGAATCCGCGTTGACGGCCGTGAACAGCGCCGGGTGCTCGTGCAGACGCAGGTACGCCTGGTACAGCGCGATCTGGCCGGCGTAGACGGGCCGAGACTTGGCGAGCTTGTGCTTTCGGAACTCCCGGAAGGTCTTGACGCCGACGCACTTGTTTTCCCAAAGCATCGGGTAGTGGTAGCCCCTGGGCCCATCGACGATCACGCCGTCGATGTGGCCCTTCAGGAGTCCGCCCGCATCCGAGAATCCGAACTGCGAACCGTCCGGCAACTGGGTGCGCAGGTCGAAGCCGGCGGCACGCAGCCAGCGGGTCATCGAGGCTTCGATGAGGTGCCCTCGCTCGAAGATGCGCAGGATGCGGCCGGGGAATTCGCGGCCCGCGTCAACGGGGGCTTTGGCGAACTCGAACTGCAGCGCGCGCTCGCAAGCGATGCCCACCCGGGACGCGCCCAGGTAGTCGCGGGGCGGCTCGTTCGCCGCCCCGCGCTTCATCGCCACGTCGATCAGCGCCGCAATCCGCTCGCCCAGCTCGGCCGAGGGATTGAAGTCGATCATCCGGTGCTCGCCTCCCACGGCGCGTCCGAAGGCATGTCCGCGAACGGTGTGCCCCCATCGGGTGCAGCCATCGGATCGGGCATTGGACGCATCCCCCGCACCGGTGGATACCGGGTCGCCTCGTGGTGCTCCACCATGGCCTCGGTGTAGCGTGTGACGATGGCGTCGATCACCTGCAATGCATCGGCCTCGGAGTACGCCCCCAGGGGCTTGTCAAAGCCGATTTCGCCGGCCGCCTCGCCAAACGCCCGCAAGCACCGGCGCATGGCGGCGCGCTCGACATCGGAAGCGTCGATCATCGTGACGTCTTCCTCGTCAAGAACACCTCGGCGCACCGCGTCCCAATGGCCATAGAGCATGTGGAACGCGTCCTGGCATCGGCGCGAGCAGAAGGCCCAGTCCACCGGGTAGCGCCGTGCATCTCCGGTCGGGTAGCGGTTGTCGGTGTGCCCACGCCCTCTCGCCTCACGCCGGCATGCCCAGCACTGCACGGCGACCTCATTGCGCCCAGGCCGGTTTGGCGGTCACGGGCGCCTTGGTGGCCTGCGCCGGCCTGGCTTGGGGGTTGGCCTTGGGTTGGGGACGCGGCGGCTGCGTGGACCGCACAGCGCCTGGCACGGGGGAAGGCAGCGGCCCGTACTCCGGCATGCCCGGCTCGACGGCGTGCTTGATGACGTTCTTCAGGTCGCCACTGCCATCGCGCTCGACGTCGATGCGTGCGAGGAACTCGATGCCCTCCAGCTCGTGCAGGCCCTCGATGCAGCGACGTGCCGCAGCTTCAGGCCCCATGTCGTTCGGGTCGATGTTGCGCGCGCTGTTGAGGATCGCGCGCACCAACGTCCGGCCCATGCCTGCCCAGGTCGGCCCCTTGGGGCTGTACAGGCCGATGTTCGACCAGACCTTGCGCTTGGCGAACTCGCCCTCGGTGAGCACGAACACGCAGGCGAGGTAGACCGCGCCGGTGTCCTCGGATTGGGTGGCCCAGCCGCCCTCCCAGCCTTGAGCCGGATCGTCGTAGCCGCCGGGCGTGATGGTCATGCGCACCGGCGCCACGGTGCCCTTGGGGATCAGGTCAAAGCTTTGTTGCTGTTCGGCGTCGTTGAAATCGTTCCAGGCGGTCATGCGGCTTGTTCTTCGGATTGTCGAGTTGAGGGTGGTTGTTGATGCACGGCTGCGCACTTGGCGATCAGCGCGCCGAGGTCGGGCGGCTCCAGCAGATCGAGCACGCCGCTGCGGTCCTTGGCCGGGAAGGCATAGGGGTTCTCGGTGTGGGTCACGAAGGCGCGGTAGCTCGTGCCGTCGTCGGCGGCGATCTGCGCGAGCGTCACCACCTCGTCCACGATGCCGGGCAGCTCGGCCGAGGTCTTGCCGCCTTCGATCTGCGGGGCGAAGTAGCGGCGGCCGAAGTCGTCGGTTTTTTCGTCGAGGATCGCCACGTAGATGACGTGTTTTCCTCTGGCGTGCTGCAGGTGGGTGAGCGTGCCCACCATCTCGGCGCCGAGCAGGCCGTAGGCGCCGCGCGTGTCGGGCTTGCCGGTGCGCTCGCTGAAGGCCGCCGGCTGGGTCTTGGACCAGGCGAGGCACCAGCGGCTGAGCACGGTGATGCTGTCCACGAAGTACGTGTCGTACTTGTCGAGCTGGGCAGGCTCGCCATAGAGGCGACACACGTGGTCGAAGTGGGCTTGGGAGAACGGCGCCTCGGCGGGCATCGCCGGGTTCGGCCCGGCCAGGAAGCACACGATGTCGCGGAACTCCGGCCAGGTCTTGGGGCGCAGCGTGTCGCCCTGCCAGTCCCGCACGGCCAGGTCGCCGGCTTCGACGTCGACGAACAAGGTGCTGTGCAGCGGCAGCGTGCGCAGCTGCCAGGTCTTGCCGACACCGAAGGCGCCGAACAATGCGAGCTTCACGCCCGTGCGCTCGGCCATGCGCTGCTGCGCGGTGATGATCGGCAGCGGCATCAGTGGGCCTCGTCGTCGATCAAGCGCAGCGTGAAGGTCGCGCGTCCGGGCTCCACGGTGCGCGCGGGCGCGAACTGCTCTTGCAGCATCGGCGGCCAGCTCTTCCACTTGGTCTCGCTGACGGAGAGTTCGGCCTTGATGTAGTGCTCGGCCTTCTCGCCGCTCGCCACGATGCGCTCGGCGAGAGCGTGCAGTTTCACTTGGTCCCACTTGACCTTCTTCGCGAGTTCGAAGGTCACCTCTATGCTGCCATCGCGTCCTTGGGCGGTACCGAAATCCCGGCCGCTGGCGCGCAAGGCACTGCGGCTGTCTTCGCCATAGGCGGCTTCGAGCGCGGCGGCGAACTTGTCGTTGGCGCGCTTGAGCCAGGCCGACGCTTCGGCGAGATCGCGCTGCAGCTCGAGCTTCTTGAGGGCGGGGAGCGCGGCCAAGTCCTGCACGCTGAGCTGGTCGATGGCGTTGGGGGCCACGGTGATGGTGCTCATGGTCGTCACTATCACGAGAGCGCCTGGACGGACGCCACGCGGGCCGAGGTCGAGTAGTGACCCGCCTTGGCTTCGAAGTCCAGCACGGCGGCGAGTGCGTAGCGCACGCGTCCCGACAGCTTCAGGTACTCCGGCCCCCGGCCTTCGGTGCGCCAGCGCCCGAGCGTCTTGTGGCACAGCCCCCAGCGGCTGGCGAGTTCGTGCTCGGTGAGCACGCGACGCGCGGCATCCTCGGACGACGGTGATTCGAAACCGGGGTGGCCCGGTTGGGCGAGGGCGACATGCATCTCATGAGTCGAGACGCGGCCTCGCTGCGCGGTAACAAGCATTCATCCTCCTGCAGTGACGTGCGACGTTGCACAGCAGGGGATTTCAAGAAATCATTGGCGAAGTGTTAATGGACGGATTGGCGAATTCTTCAAAAAGTTCGTGTTCGCCAGTTCCACACTTCAGCAACTGTTGCTGAACTCGGCCGGCGATTCGACTTCGACACCTTCAATCTTGATGCTCCGGGGTTCACGTTTCTCGCAGAGCCCACAAATCAAGACCTAAATCGTCTCCTGGCGGGATGTTCCGCCACGCTGCCCACGAGGCGCTGGCGGAGGAGTACGGGCGAAGAGTGAGTAAACCAGCATCCCCACGTACACCCCCGAAAGGCTCTCGAACAGCAATATGAAGCGCTTCATCGCCTCGAAGTTGGGGAAGGCGAGGTTGTAGGCCTTCAGAATCAAACACAACCCCACCATGGCGACCAGCAGCAAGGGCAGGCTGATAACCAAGGCAGCGTAGGTGTTCGTGACGGTATTCGTCACATCATTGAGTTGATGCCTGTCGGCGATGAAGAACGCCACGATGGAACTGCTGTAGCCCGCGAAAAGTGGGGCGACGATGGCGGCGATCGTCGTGAACTCCTCCAGCGAGAAACCGCCAAGAAAATAGAGGATGCTTGCGAGCAACAGGATCCCGAAGTGGGCTCCGAGCAGCAAGGTCCCGAGGCGGTATTTAAGTCTTCGCTCAGTCATAGCACTCCCCGAAATGCGCCACGCGCTACTGAACTATGCATGCACCCCGATCTGCGCACAAGTCGGCACCCCCTTGACATCGGCTGAATTCGGCGATTTCATGGCTGAGTCTGGTCGCTCAGGGAGGTCAAACGATGAGGCAGTTCTTTCGTGCCTGCGTGGTAATCGCTGCGGCGACTATCTGGTCGATGTCCTTCTGCGGCGCCCGTGCCGAAGCGGATTGCGTTGATCAGATCCGAGACAGGGTGGTGAAAAAGATGGTCGGTGACAGCCTCCTCATTGGTCAGGTCGGGCACATCCGCGTGCTCTTCAAGAAGGGGGTGACTCGCCAGCAGGCAGATGAGTGGCTCAGCTCATTGGGGCTGGAGTGGTCGCGCAGCGAAGTACACGACACGGAGTGTGGCAAGGCTGACGGGCTGGATACATACAACGTGACCGTGCCTTCGAGCCACGGAGTTCCAATCAGTGCCATGTTGTCGCGGTCCGATAACGTGCTGGCGGTTGGCACCGAACCGTTGCTATTTGCCGCTGCAGACACCACCATCGTTTACCGGGCAACGGCAGAAGCGATGGCCGCAAAGGAGCACCCATCTCCAAACGTCGTGGCCTCCGTGACGAGCGTCGGTGGCAATTCAGGCGAGGTGGACAGACTGCTCGGGCAACTTAGGAAACTCTTCTCGGGGCGAGCAAAGCTCGACGTCCTAAAGCGCGAGGCCAACTTCCTTAAAGTCGAAGTCCATGGTCTGCGCGGGGAAGTTCTGGCGGGCCGCAAGTTGTGGGAACGCCTAGAGCTGTATTGTTTCCTGCTCCTGCGGAACGACGAGATTGAGCTCCACGCAATTCTCGACGCTTATTCAGCGACTGGTCTCGGAAGCAAGGAGCCTGACAACACGAGATTCGCGGCGATCGGGCAAGAGGACGATCGCGAAGTCACTCAGTACTTGCAGCGCATGATGAGCAACGTCCAGGAGCGATTGCTGACAGGCAAGTGAGCAACACCATGATCTTTCCGCCAGCGTCTACGTGCCCGCCGAGTCAATCGCTCCGGGAAATTCCTCACGTGGAGTGTCGCGTGGGGCCGGGATCGTCGTGCAAACTATCAGTTGGCACACACCAAACAAACGATCCTGACAGGAACCTGAATGTCCACCGTCACCCTCACTTCGTGGACTGTCGAGTCGTTGCGATCCCTGCAGTATGACGCCGCGCAGCGCGCCGTCATTGACGTTGCGCTCGCCGAAATCGCCAAGGTCGCCCCGCAGGACTACGTGCGCCACGACCGGTCGTCCAAGCTGGTCGATGGCGGCCAGGGCATCGTCTTCGCCATCGTGGGTGATGCCGCCCACGAGGTGCCACGGCTGGCCGCCGCGGTGGATCCCACCGGCAGGACCGCCGACGCGATCGAATACCGCCCGGTCGTGGTCGACGGCCAGTGCCTGATCGAAACCTCGGAGCGTGGCCGCACCAAGATCCTGGTGTTGATGCGCAAGACGCGCCAAGACCCATCCGCCGCGGCGACCCAGTGGTTCCCGATGTTCATGAACTCGACGCCGATCTCGGCCGCCGAGGTCGAAGCAGCACCGCACGCGGCCGGCGCACGCGTCGCCCGCGAACTGCCCAGCGGGGCATTCAGCTTCCCGAGCCTCAAGGATCTTGGTCTGAGCTGACGACGCAGTCGCCCCCCCTGCCTCGTCACTGCGCGGCCCCTCTCCCCTGCGCTTGAATCGCTGCGCACGGCATGGCGTAGGTGCCCCGCCGCTGCTCGGTCACCACCAGTTCGCGATAGGCCTGCAACGGCCCTTCATAGGCCGGGTCGCCGCGCCGGTCCCGGCGCATCTTGAAGACGTCCACTGGCTTTTCGCTGGAGAGCCCGGCCGCGCGCATGATGTCAGCGGCGCCGCGGGGCAAGCCCTTGAATCCCCACAGCACCCGAAACACCGCCGCCTGCGCCGGCCGCAGCGCAATCGGTCCCGCTGGCCAACCTTGCAGATGCACCCATCGAAAGTCCTGCGAGAAGGGACCAAAGACGGGGCGCCGTTCGTCCTCCGTTTGAGCGAGTCGGGCCGCCCCGCCGTGACCGATGCGCATGACGCGCTCGCCGTACAGGCAGAAGCGATCCTCCAAAGGCATCAGCGTCACTTCGTCGTCCATCATGCCGGCACCGAACTCGCAGCCCTGCGCAGGCGCGAGCAGGCACAACCGGCCGCGCGAGCGCAGGCGCAGCCGCATGAAGACCCCGAAGTTGAGCACCAGGTGCTGGACGTCGCGCAGCAGCACCGTCAACGCGCCGTTGCACCAGCCCAGCTGCCAGATGCCCTCGCACAGTTCTTCGCAGGGGTCCTCGATGCCGATGCCCAGTGCCAGGCGCAATTGCGCGGTCAGCCAACGTGGATCGATGGAATACCGGTGGCTGTGCTCGTCGCCCAACGGCACCCGGCCACACGCTGGGCAGTCGCATTCGTCTTGAGCGCCACCTGCGTCCGCCAGCGCCCGGCGAACCGGCACATCGCTGCGATGGCAGTGAGGACACCGGGTGTACGGATCGGCGACGGCACGGGTATGCACCGCTCGCAGTCCTTGCAGCGCAGGCAGCAGTCCCCGATCGGACCGCGACAGGGCGCCGAGCGTGTGTTGATGAGGCGTCGCAAACAGCTTGCAGATGAAGGTCCACGCGCGCGCATTGCGGGTCACGGCTGGAGCAAGGGCCCGCCGGCCCGTTGCATGTCGCCATTGAAGGCGTCACCGTCAACGCCACGCTCGGCCTCCCCGTGCACGATCTCCTTGTTCGCGAGCACTGCGTGCAGTGCCTGGTGGGGGTCCATTACCCCGAGATCGATGAGATAGCCTTCGATGCGCGCCTGCACGTCGACCGCGAACCGGTACAGGTTGGATCTGCCGTTGCGCCGCAAGTCGACGTCGATGGCGCCGTGACCATCGGGCAATTGCAACGCCAGCGTCACCGCCGAGACCTGCCAGAACGAGCGAATCGGATCGACACCCAGGTCCCGAACAATCGCCTCACGAGCCGACTCCGTCCACGCGCGCCCCGTCGGCGGACGATGCAGGATCGTCGTCGCATCGTTGCCCCGGCTGAGTTCGATGGACACAAGCCGCGCGTCAACGAACCCATCCCGCACGATGTCCGGTGCCTCCAAGCGCTGCAGGAGCACTTGAAGATTCAGCTCGGCCAGGGCCGGCATGCACCGCGGGTTGCGCCGCAGAAGAAGACGCTCGAACGCGCGCGCGATCTCGAGGTGACACTGCGGCTTGCCGGGCAGGACGACGCGAAGCACGCCGGTGGCAGGCGCGAAGTCGAGCACAACCTCGATGCGCGGGGCACCATAGCGCAATTGCGCCCCGCTGGGCGCACGACCGGGCCGCGCCCACGGCGGCAGGTCGTCCGCCAGGTCGATGATCAGGCGCAAGGCCGGCTCGAATAACGCGAATGACCGCACCGGTGCCTGGACACACTTCCGCACCACGCAACGCTCCGCCCGGCCATACAGCCGCCGGAAGAGCGCGCTCGCGTCCTGGGCCAGCGCGTGCAATGCAGCGTCATCGAGACAGGGCCGGCCCGCTCCCACGCGGTACTGCATTGCGCTGTAACCCTGCGCCTGCATCAGATCCAGCATCCAGGCCCGCTCGAAGAGCTCGCGATGGTGGATGTACAGCCACACCGATCGGTGCAGATCAGTGGCGCAGCGTCGCAATGCCGCGAGCACGTCCGGACGGCCTGCCGCAGCGTCCAGCATGGCGTGGCGCCCCGGCTCATGCGCCAGAGCGGCGCTGTCGGCAAGCTCTGCCTTCAGCGCGTCATCCGTGTGTTCGTGATTTATCCATTCGTCATCCGTCAGTTCGGCAGGCGTCGGCTTGTCGAATGTCCCCACACTCGCACCGTCCGTCTCGTCCCTCTTGGCGCCCCTCTCCCACCTCACCCCGCTCTTCATGCCCTGCGTGACAGGCCACGCGGCGAAAAACGCCTCACCGCTCAGCCGCTCCAGGACATCCTCATGTGTCCACGGTCTGTTCATTCGTTGTCCACTTCCCGCGCTGCCCCTCGTGAGTCAGCTCCTGGTCATTATTCGTGACCTGACACATCTTGAAAACAGGGCGAGGGTTTTCGTACGGTCGTCTCCCCCTTTTTGGGGAGACGGGGGATGCACATCCAGCCCCCTTACCACCAAGCAAGCTCGACACCGCGCATCGCCGCAACAGGACGTGGGGCCGGAGGGAAGAATCGAGCGCGGTTTTGTTTGTAGACCGCTTTGCATGCTGAAGAAAAACTCCGACCTGTCCCCACCCCATCACCGCGATTCGGCACACGCGCTGCCGCGCGCTCCCTCGCAAGTGCCGCTTGAGCCACACCAGGAACTCGCCCAGCTGCTGGGCCTCGCCTTCGCGCGTTTGCTGGCGGCGCAACCCCATGGTTCGACGCTGTCGCATGAACGCGCCACACCACCCGTCCCAGAGAGCGGTTCGACTTGCATTCGTGCGCCACAGAGCGTCAATGCGGACCCGTCTCACGAAGGAGCCCGCGCATGAGCGCACACGCACACAGACACGCACACACCGCCCCCGGCGTCGCCTCGCCCGACGTCGCCCTGAAAATCGCGTCACTGCCCGACCTGTCGATGCCCGATCTGTGGGCGCTGTGGGATGAACTCTTCGACAGCCGTCCCAACCACCACAACCGCGTCGGCCTGGAAAACCGCATCGCCTACCGGCTGCAAGAGCGCGTGTACGGTGGTCTTGCCCCTGCGGCGCGCGTGCGCCTCGAGAAAATCGGCGAGACCGGCGTCGTGCTCAGCAGCAGCCGCAGCGAGGCCAATCGGCTGATGCCGGGCACCATGCTCTCGCGCGTCTACGACGGCGTCGAGCACCGCGTGATCGTGCGGGGGCCGACCCAGTTCGAGTATGCCGGCAGCCCCTACAAAAGCCTGTCGGCCATCGCCCGCCAGATCACCGGCACGCAGTGGTCGGGGCCCGCGTTCTTCGGGCTGAAGGAGCCCAAGCCGAAAGACGGCAAGCGCCGGGGCGGTGCAGCATGACGACCAAGCGCATGGCGAACCGCGTGCCCGTGCGCCCGCCGGCCGCGCCGCTGAAGAAGCTGCGGTGCGCCGTCTACACCCGCGTCTCCGACGACGAAGGGCTCGACCAGGAGTACAACACGCTCGATGCGCAGCGCGATGCCGCGCATGCCTACATCCGCAGCCAGCAGCACGAGGGCTGGGTCGCAATCCAGGACGAGTATCGCGATGAGGCCCGCTCGGGCGGCAACCTGGCGCGGCCCGGGTTGAAACGATTGATCGAGGACATCCGGGCCGGCAAGATCGATGTCGTCGTGGTCTACAAGATCGACCGCATCACGCGCTCGCTGCGCGACTTCTTCGAACTCATGGATGTCTTCAACCCGCACGGCGTGTCGTTCGTGTCGGTGACGCAGCAGTTCAACACGTCCACCGCCATGGGCGTGCTGATGGTGAACATCCTGCTGGCCTTCGCGCAGTTCGAGCGCGAACAGACGATTGAGCGCATTCGCGACAAGATCGCAGCCACCAAGCGCAAGGGCATGTACACGGGCGGTGTCGCGCCTCTGGGCTACGACGTGGTCGATCGCAAGTACATCGTCAACGAGGTCGAGGCCGCGCTCGTTCGGCGCATCTTCGAGAGCTTCGCTGAGCACGGCTCGGCCGCCCAGCTGGTGCGGCAGCTGCAGATCGAGGGCCAACGCACCAAAGCCTGGGTCACGAAGGGCGGCATTCAGCGCCACGGCCGGCCCATCGACCAGCAATGTCTGCACGCGATGCTGCGCAACCGGCTCTATGTCGGCGAGGTGACGCACAAGGGCGAGCACTTCCCCGGCGTTCATCAGCCGATCATCCAGCGGGAGCTGTGGGATCGGGTCCAGGCCATCGTTGAGAAACGAAAACAGGGTCCCAGGGAACGCAAGACCAGCACGCCGGCCCTGCTGGCGGGCTTGCTGTACGCGCCCGACGGCCAGCTGATGGTGCCCACCTACACGCAGAAGGCCAACGGCAAGCGCTACCGCTACTACGTGCCCTACCTGTGGAAGCGGCGCGCGAGTGGCGCCACCGACCAGCCCGAGCTGAAGGGCATCGGGCCGCTGCCGGCGGCCGACATCGAGGCGGCGGTGCTGCAGCAGATCCATGCGGTGCTCGGGCAGCCTGAGGCGGTCATCGCGGCTTGGAGGGCCTGCCGGCTGCTGCCCGGCACCGAACACATCGACGAGGCAAAGGCGGTGGTCGCGCTGCGCAAAGTGGGCAACGTGTGGGATCAGCTGTTTCCGGCCGAGCAGCAGCGCATCGCGCGGATCTTGATCCAGCGCATCGACTTGCATCAGCAGGGCCTGGACATCGTCTGGCGCGACCAGGGGTGGACCTCGCTCGGCGAGGACGTGCTCAAGCATCCGTTCGTGCAGGAGCAGCAGATGATGGAGGCGGCGTGATGGCGACCAGCGGAAGTGCGCGTTGCGCCGTCACGGTCAACGTCGACGGCGATGCCCGCTCCTACAGCGATGCCGGCAAGTCGGTGACCTTCGTGCCGCTGACCATCAAGCGGCGGCACAACCGCAAGGTGCTTACTCCGCCGCCCGGCGCACCTTCGGTGTTTGGAACGCCGGACCTCGACATCCCGATGATCAAGATGCTGGGCAAGGCGTTCTACTGGCAGCGCATGATCGACGAGGGCTTGTTTGACAGCGGCAACGCGCTCGCGCGGCGACACAAACTGGAGCCCGGATGGGTGGCGGAGATCCTGCGGCTCACGCTGCTCGCGCCGGACATCGTCGAGGCTATCGTCGATGGTAGGCAGCCACGGCATGTGCATCTGCACCTGATCAAGGGGCGATTGAGCGAGCTGCCGCGGGAGTGGGATAAGCAGCGCGAGTTGCTCGGTTTTGCGCCGCCCGACGCTGCACGCCGATGA